GAATAATATAATAAGGGCGAGGGGTTACAGGTTATCTGCTGGTGAGATGCGGATTAATGGTATTATAGGTGTATATAATGCTGTTGGTGAGGGTTTGAGTGATTCTTTTGTTGAGAAGTTTGTAATTGGGAGGTATAATGAGAAGTCTGGTCAGACTGTTATTATAGAGCGTAATATTATAGACAGTGGCAGTGTTATTGTAGATGTTGTTAGTGTTATTGTTTTTCGGAACTTATATTGTATGCAGATATTTGCTTTACGTCACAGTGGTATATATTTGAGTGGTATTAATCGTTTCAGGTATTTTCCGACGTTAATGAATTAATGTTTAATTAAAATATTATTATTATGGAAAAAAAGAGAGTTTTAAATGAAGTAGATAATAAAGATGCAATACTGTCATCTGGTTTGTTATCCTTAAAACATTTGGTTGAAGAGTTAAGGTCTTGTTCTATTGCTTCCAGTCTTCATGCTGAGAGGCTGTATAATCTTAATATTGATTTTGATCAGAAGGATCATGACAGTATTTTTAATGAATCGCAAAATGTTGCAGCTTCTGTCAAACATGATACTCTTATAGAGCAAGAGATAGGTTATATTAAGACTATGCTTGAGTTGTCAATAGATGATGTTAAATCAACCATCAATAAAATAAAAGGTATTATATGAATGGATTTTTGAGGAAGGTTCTTAAGTTTCTTGACAGGGATATAGTCAACAGTGTCATGTTATGTTTGACTGTGGTTTTTGCGATTATCTCTATTGTCACTGAGAGCTACATAGGTTTTTTATACATTCTTCTTTCGATTTTTATCTTTCGTTTCATGGTATGGCATTACCGGTTATGGGATAAGATTGACAGGTATATCATGGATGATGAGATAAGGGTTAACGTGTTTGGTTTGCAGAGGAAGAGTGATACTGTTAAGAGGAAGAGGAATAAAGCGGAGGATGAGGTTATTTCGTCAACTGTTTTATGGATATTGCTTTCTCTTGTTATACTTTATGGGGCTTATTTAGTATGTGAATTAATATTTCTCAAACCATAAAAACAAATGTCATGAGTAAAGGAAAAGATGTTCAGAATGATGATTGTCGTGATTCTATGAGTGTTATTGATGATCTGATGGAAGAGTTGTCTGTTTCAGAGGCGAACAATAAGCTTTTGAAAGAAGCCAACCAGGCTCTTTCTGATAAGATTATATCTCTTGAGAAGGAGCTGGGTGATCAGAAGAAGTATGCCAAAGGGTTGAAGAAGAGGATTGATAAGGCTGGTAAAGATACTGATAAGCCGGTATCATCCGGCAAAGTGATTCAGCATTGACCACATGAGACAGGGAGGTTTTGAAGAGTTACTCCCTGTCTTTTTCTTTTTTAATAAATAAATTATAATGATATGTTACAGATTTCGAAGTTTAAGCTTATTGATCAGGGTCGTGGCGGCATAGAGATAGAGGGTCGCGAAAGCATGGTCATGAAAGGCGGTTATGCCGTTGTTGATAAGATCAAGCGTGAGCGCAGGCTTATGCTTGCTCCTGATGTTGTTGCAAAGATTCAGGAGCTGAAGTATTTCTTTTTTAATCTGACGGCACATTGGTTGCCGCCGTTTAACAAGTATTACGATATTACCAATCATCGTCTTGTTGAGATAGAGCTTGATGATCAAGGGAGGATGAAGCAGGGACAGAGTATGCTCAGGAACCTGTGGAGCAATACTGATATAACAGGTATCTCTTATAAGAATGGCGGGTTTGTCATTACCGGCCAGATACATTCCGTTGAGAATAAGAAAGTAGTTATCAACACTCCGTTTATCACCGAGTCTGATGATGTAGGATTCTTTTCAGACGCTATTGACAAGATCAATGAATGCGTTCAGCTCATTATTGAATATCTTGACCGGAAAGAACTTCCTGCTTATGATCCTAAGATGCTTTTATCTGCTGATGAGCTAAAAGATGAGGATATAAGTAACATATCAAGGAAAGTTGTTGACAAGCTTGTTGACAAAGGACTTATTGTTCTTGTCAATGACTCTGATGATTACCCTCGGCTTCCGTTTGATACCAGCAAAGCAGAGACCACTATTCATGAAGATACCGGTAGTATAGACGGCGGAAATCTTCCATCAGGTAATATTGAAGAAAATGAGAGTGAAGAAGAGGAAGGAGAGTTTGATGATGATATGGAGATAGACGAGGATATGCTTGCTGAAGCAGAGATGAAGGACAAGCAGATCAGGGACGGGTTAAAACAGCCTAAAGACCCGTTTGCTCCGGCATCTATAGCTGATGACTTTCCTCTTGATGATGGTGACCTGAGAGGAAATATTAATGTATCCGGAGAAGACCTGTCAATGCACGAATACAGCAATCAGTCAGGTGAAATGATTGATGATTCAGAAGATTAGTTTTTATTATGGGACGTATGGGATTGGGAGTGGATGATACGATCAGATTCGTTGATTCCACTCATCAATATTTTGATAAGGATGGTAACGAATACGAAAGCGTTACAAGAAGTCTTAACAAGCTAAGGATGCTATTTGATCGTCATGGTATATCAAGACGCATGGCTATAACAAAAGCAAAGGAAGATGGCATTACCGTTGATCAGGCACAGGAGATGATACTTGACGAGTGGGATGAGAAGCGTGACAGTAGTATAGAAAGAGGTTTAAGTATTCATAACAGTATTGAATTGTTTCTCAGAAGTGGTCTTGTATCTGAGGAATATAAGCCGATAATTGATTCCGTGAAGGATATTATTGCAGGATCGTTCAGGTATTATCCGGAGGTGATTCTCTATGACAGTACATATAGAAGGGCTGGCCAGGCAGACCTTGTTGTACAGAGACAGAGAGGAGCATCATCATTATATGACTTCTATGATTACAAGACAAATAAGGAGAAAGGCATAAGGTTTGACAGTACTTACATTAAGGATGGAGAATTAAAACATTCAAACAGGTTTTTCCTTCCGCCATTTGACTATCTTGAGGATTGCAATTACAATCTCTATTGTCTCCAGCTCAATTTTTATGCTTACTTTGCAGTAAGAACATATGGGATAAGAGTAGGAAAGCTTGGTATAGTGAGTATAGACAATGATCTTAATATAGAAACTATACCGGTATTGTTTTCTCCGGAGTTTGTCAAGTCAATACTTATTCATCTTGAGGGATTAAAGTATCTTCCTGAACAAAAAGATAACTGGTAGTCATGTCAGTATTCAAAGTAGATAAGAATTACGAGATCATCCTGAACTCGGATGCTGTTAAGCTTGTCCCAGAGCTTTCGAGTCTGAGTCAGGATGAACTCATGTATGTCATTCTTGTTGCTGACAATGTTGACGGGCCGTATAGGAAGAAACCTTACGAGGAACGCTGTTTAATGGCTTATAAGCGAGTCTATGGATCAAGACGGGTAAATGTATCAACTGGCAAGATTCGTAACGCCATAGAGTGTTATAAGTCGCTTATTTTTGATGTTCGAAGGGAGACGATTGACATATATAATGGTAAGATAAAAGTTCTCCAGAAAGAAACTCTTCAGCCTGATGTCACTTTTTCAAGAATGAAAGAGATAGACTCAACGATTAACTTCATGATGGAGAGGATAGCAAGAATAAATCATGATATTAATATTGAAGAGGGAGAGGAGATAGAATTAAGAGGGAAAAAGAAACTTTCATATTTAGAGATATGGCAGAGAAATCTGAAAGCATACCGAGAGTTCAAAGAAGCAAGATAAGAGTTCTTAATCCAGATGAAAAGAAAGCTTTAAAAAGCACTCTTTTCAATGCAACTGTATCTGATATGAGAACTCTTATAATATGGTCAATAGAAGAGCCATATCGGTTTGATCATTTTGTTGAAAGAGTTCTTGACGGAGTCTCATATAAATTGTCTATGAGAGAAGCAGAATATCTATGATCTATACACCATATACTCCGCTTATCAAGAAGAAGGGATTTGATCCGTCTCCCGTTGCAGGCAAGATACCTATATGGGCAGATAGTGAGATCAACCCTAATGTTGTTGATACTCAGGGATTTATGGATTTTTGGGATGAGCAGATTGACCGTTGTATAAATGGATACACGACTTCAGGAGTATTTATACCGGGCAGATATTATTATTTCCTTAATTTTCAGGTGCTTTCGGGTCTCAGGGGATCAATGTATCCAATGTATGTTGATCTTGACCGTGAATACTGGGAACTGTTTGAACAGGTTAAACGAGAAAAAAAGAAAGGAATAATATCTGTTAAGGCAAGACGTAAGGGTCTTTCTGAAAATGCTCAGACAATACTTAGTCATGGAATAAGATTTATTGATAGCTATCGTGGAGCGATATGCGCAGGTCTTGACACCTATCAGGTAGGTCTCAGGCAGAAATTTAATAATGCACAATCAAAGGTAAGATCTGAGTTCAGGCTAAATGTTCTCAAGGATAACGATAAGATGTATAATATCGGGTATGAAAGGAAAGACCCGATAGGAGGATATGTTGAGGAAGGCTACGGAGGAAGGCTTAGCTTCGAGACAATGTATGATGATGCCAAGAAGCTTGAGGGAGAATACTTCCATGATGTCATTTATGAAGAAGCCGGACAGTTCAAGTTACTTGACGAAACATTTGAATCTATTGATCCGGCACTTCAGTTTGGGATGCAATCAATAGGCACGCATGTGATTTACGGAACAGGAGGCAACATTCTTTCTACTTCAAGAGCATTCAAAAACATGTGGGATAATGCCGATGCTTACGGACTTGTGAGATTTTGGGTATCGGGAGCAAGAAAGTATTTTCCATTCTGGGGTAATAAGTATGAAAAGACATTTATAGATAGTGATACCGGAGAGAGAGTTGATGCTATGCCTAACTTCAAAGATTATAAGTCTTATGAGGTTATAGGATGTGAAGATGTTCAGGCAGCAGAAGAATATATCCTGAAGAAAAGAATAGAGTATAGTAAACTTCCAAATAAGAAAAAACTTAAAGACCTTAACCAAAACTATCCTCTTACAATTGAAGAGGCATTTACTTCAGGTGGATCAAATAACTTCAATGACGAAAAGATATATTCAAGATTATTTGAAATAGAAGGTAATCAGGCATTTTATACAGGATATATTCTTGATTATGTCAAAGAAGTTGATGAGGCCGGTGTTGAGAGTTTAAAGATGCCTCTTGAAGTCAAGGCACGACCAGCAAAGAAAAATGATCCGGATGGAGAGATAGTATGGATATATCAGATGCCAAGAAAAGATATGACTGATCTTGACATTGGAGGTCTTGACGGATATAATCAGGATCAGACACAGACATCAAAGTCTCTCGGTGCAATGGTTGTGCTTAGGCAAGGCAATAAAGTCAATCTTGTAAGCGAAGGAATACATCACTCTCAGTATCCTGTATGTCTTTATTATAAACGTCCTCCAAGGAAAGAAATATTTTATGATACCTGTCTTAAGATTTCTGTTTTCTATGGTCTATTCAGAAACACTATGTGTAATGCTGAACAAGACTTTGTTATTGATTATTACATGAAGAATGGTGGTAAGCAATACCTCAGTCCAAGACCAAGAGCATTTGACTCACCAAAAAGCCAGCAGGTACATAAGTATGGAGCAAAGATGACCGGATATAGCAAGCCTCTTATTCTCGGAATTGTTCAGTCATATGTTGAAGATTTTGTTGAATACTGCGTCTTTGTTGAGCTATTAAGAGACATGCTTGCGTACGATGAAGAATACATAGGTACTGACTGGGATTCGGTTGATGCTCTTGCCTATGCTATTATGCGTGTGGAAGACATGAAGACCAGTCCGCGTAAGTCAAGTTATGATGAGTTATATGATGAGATGCCTGTTTGGAAGTTCGATTCAGATGGCAATGCTATTCTTGCAAGCACTCCTGAAGTTATAGATGATAAAAAGGTAACAGCAAAGAAAAAACTTTATGAAGGCAGTGGTGGTTATTATCAGCCGCCATATTAAATTTGTTTCATATTATTTTTTTTGTTACCTTTGAAATGAAAAATTTGCGCAAATGGGATTTCCTGCTATAACTGACAAGGATTATTCCAAGGATGGCTCGGACAATAAAGATGTTCGTGAAATTCTTGATTATGCCGTTGCCCAATGGAACACACGGTCAGAGAGAAGAAAGAGGTTAGAAAAACTCTACAATTCTCACAATGGCGTAATCAACGAGAATGAAATAGAGTCAATCGTTAAAATGACTGGCCAGAAATCAAAAACAAAATATGTCAAGTATAGATTAGGACGATCGAAACTAAAGCAACTACATGGAGAATTTCTTGAGATAAATCTTACTCCGACAGTAACAACAACAAACCGGGCAGCCCAGAATCGTAAGATGGAAAAATACAAGGCTCAGCTCGGTTTGTCTCTTTCAAAGCCTTATATAGAAAAAGTCAGGTCTCTCGGTTATGATGTCTTCTCTGGAATGAATATTCCGGATATAGATGACAAAAATAATTGGACTGTAAATAACTTTAAGCTTGAGAACGAAATAGCAATGCAAACTATCATTGATGACAAGCTTATTAATGAAAGGTTGAAAATTCAGTTTTACAACAATTTTGTTGATATGACTATTGCCGCAGAAATATTCGGCAAGGTTGAAAAAAACATTAATGGTATAGACACCTATCGTTCAATTGCTCCAAAGTTTGCATTATATGAAGAAAACGTAAATGATCTCTTCCTTACTCGTAGTCCTTATCTCGGAGAAGTGAGATATATGTATCCTCATGAGATAATTGCATCAAAAGACTTCAATCTTACCAGAGAACAGATAGATCGTCTTAAAGAAGAACAGAGTGGTTATGCAGATGTCGACAGAGATGGATCGGCAGAAATGATAGATGGCGTTCCTGCAATACCAACATATACCATACAATGGAAAGGTCTTGAACCTGTCTATTGCAGAACATCCGAAGCAACAGGATCAAATATACCTTACAAAAGAATACTTTCTCAGAAATATTATGATGATAATAAAAGTAAATTAGAGAAAGAAGACAAGGAGACTTTTGACAGAACAGGCGAACACTCTTTAAAGAAGGTTTACAGAGAAATACTCTGGACTGCAACAAAGATTGGTAAGAGTATTTATACTGCTGCAAGAAAAGAAAATGATATTATTCAGGTTCTTAATGATAATGGAATCTATAATGTTCAGTTTGATTATTGCGGAATGCTCTTTAATACTGTTAATGGAACAAGAGTTTCAATACAGGAGATTATATATGAACTTGAAAAGGTATATGATGACATCAGGTTTATGCTCAATAAAGAACTTAAGAAAATAAGAGGGAATACGCTTATTTATGATGATGCATTCCTTCCAAAAAACTCAAGATTTATTGATATAATACATAGCATAAGCGAGGATGGTGTAGTAAGATATAATTCATCAGCAGAAGGAAATCGTTCCGGAACAGAGGCTGATAGTAATAAAGTTGGCATTGATGTTGTTAACTTTGGAGGCAATGATAATCTTATGATTCTCATGAATCAGGCAATGGATATTGAAAGAGTAATGGATCGCATTACGGGGATGAATGAGAACCGCCAGGGATTAGCTAAAGCTACTTCAACGGCTACTGCTAACGTTAATAATATAGAGGCATCAAGGTCTATGACCTATGACCTCTTTTATTTTATGTCAAAGTATATTGAGATTGTTCTCGGCAAACTTTGTGAAAAAACAAAAATAAATCTTGTATATAAAGGAGAAGATTACCGGCAATTTATTTTTGATGATGATCAGATAAAATATCTTGTTCTTACAAAAGACCTGGTATTCGATAACTATGGCGTGACCGTAACTGATGGCAAAAAAGAACAAGAAGTTCTGTCAAAGCTTGAACAGTTATTTCCACAAGAAATAAATGCCGGCCAGCTTACAACTAAAGATGTTGCAAGATTTTATATGGAAACATCATTTGCATCTGCAATAAAAGTTCTTGATAAGGCTTATGAACGTCTTGAAAAAGCTAAGCTTGAAGAGATTAGAGCCTCTCAGGAGACAGATAAGCAAAGGATTGATGCTCAGGTTCAGATAGCAACCGAAGATCGTGAAGATAAGCAGAATCACGATAAGGAGATGGAGGTTCTGAGAACTGAAGGAAAGAAAGAAATAGAAGCTATGAAAGCAGGATTACAAGCAACACTTGATATGCAAAATAATCTTGCTAAGGCATCTATGCAAAGAACTCCTGCTGAAGATATATTTGGATAATTTTTTTATATAAAGTAATTGTTATGGGAAAAGAAGTTAAAAAAGATGTTTTTGCTGAAGATGATGATTTTAACTTTGGCAATAACAAAAGTAGCAAAGAGACAGAAGAAAAAGTAACTCAAGAAAATGAAGAAGGTGCTTCTGGTTCTGATGATGATAATAAAGGATCATCTGAAGTGTCTGCCGGTAATGATGTAGAAAAAGAAGGGAAGGAAGAAAAAGAAAAGAAAGAAGAAAAAGAGGGGAAAGGAGAGAAGGAAGGAGAGGATGATAAAAAAGAAGATGATGACTTTGATCTTTTCTTAGATGATGATAAAAAGACCAGTGATGACAAGAAGGTCAGTTTTAAAAAACTCGCATCAGGACTTGACATCGAACTTGACAATGACGATGAACAAGAGTTCACCACAAAGATCAAGGACAAGATTGACAAGTCACGTCAGGAATTTAATCTTGATGATTATCCGGATGATGCAAAAAAGATTATCAATCATCTCAAGAACAATGGTGGCAAGCTGGAGGATTTTTTTAATAATAAGAATATTGCGGCACTTCAAGGCGTCATCAATTTACCCGCTGAGGACAAAGTACGTCAGGTACGTATTAATGAATTGAGAGGAGCAGGTATCGCTGCAGATAAAGCAAGAGAGCAGGCTGATGCAGAGATAGAAGGATTAAGTCAGAGAGAATTAAAGAATATGGCAGATAAGATTGACGATGATGCTAATAAGCTCATATCACAGGAGATAACAAGTATTGTCGGAGATCGCAAGGCTGCCGCAGAGAAAGAAAGACAGAAGGCTGCTGAAAGAACAAAAGAAGAAGTGAAAGTTCTTACAAGACATATTGAAAGTCAGAAGGAGTTCCTCGGGATTCCTCTTACAGATAAAGCGAAACAGTCTATATTGAGAGACATTGAGTCAGGTGCATTTGATGACATTGCGAACAAATCACCTGCGTCGTCAAAATTCGCAGCATACATGTTTGCAAAGTTTGGAGATAGGATCAATGATCATCTCAAGAAATCTGGTTCGGCACAGAACAGGAAGGGATATAACGCTGCTACGGATAAACATTTGTCAGCATTGCATCAGACAAAAGATTCTGCTAAGCAGCAGGGCACGGGTCATCAGAAAAGCAATCAGGGCGCAAAATCGAAATTTACCGGTTTTGCTGGTGCTTTTGATGACAGTGATGATTAGAGGGAATTAACTGAATGTTTATAAGTTTAACATTAAAAACATTCAGTAATGAAAATTAAGATCACACAGGGAAGCGTATCCGAAGGCGATGCACAGGAATATCACCTTGTACAAAATCACCTTCTCGATCCTTCTCAGAATATTGACAGGGTTATCCAGTACGCAGAGCAGCGCTATCTGATGACTCTTCTTGTTTCAGGTGCAAGATCATCCAAATATACTGCACCTGGGTTTACTCCGAAAGGTGGTGATACTGTCACTACTAAAATCAAGCAGATTCCACAGGGAGAGATGGTGTCGTCCAATGCATGGTCTTACAAGATCATGGGAAGGATTCAGAAGGCATCAGAAATTCTTGGCACTGGTGCTGTTGGAAATGTTACAGCAGCAACATCAACCAAAGGAAGTACTTTTAAGATATATCTGAAAGATAATTATCAGACCCCTGGAATGAACTGCGTATTCCCAAATGGCAAGCATGCACGTGTGACATCACGTCCTACTGGTCATACTGGTAAATATCTTTATTCATTTGAAACATTCCCCGGAGAAACATTTGATTGGGATTCATGGGTTGGTGTTCAGATAGGTCGCAAGACTGTATTTGGCGGATATACCTCATTTGGTGAAAGATCAAGGAGGGGTTACGGAAACTTCCATTATCCTGACAGGTATATCCAGCATACGACAAAGCAGAGGAAATCAATATCTCTCTCCGGAGACGTAAATGCAAATGAGGTTATCTGGTATGAAGTAAATGAATCAAAGGGATTCGTTTATGAAGCAGAGGCTCAGATGCGTGCTCAGTTCCTTCTTGAAGACGAATATAAGAGCTGGTGGGCAGTTTCAACCATGAGGGATGCTTATGGTAATCTTCTTGCACGTCCGTCCATGCAGGATGAATACGGAAATGACATTGTTGCCGGAGACGGCTGGGTACAGCAGGTAAAAGGCGCAAATGATCTTGAGACATCTGGTTTGCGTGGTAATGCCACATGGGATGACTTTGCTGATATGATTCGTACTTTGAAAAAGAAGAAGAATACTATATCTGGTAATACGTGGATTGTTGTAACTGGTTCTGATGGTATGGCAAATGCAGATAATGTTGCCGCATCTCGCTTCAGTGCAGCCAATCCTATTGTTCAGATCGTTAATCAGACTCAGCAGCCTGGAGGAGCAGAGCCTTATGTTGGATACAATTTCAAGACTCTTAATATTGCTGGCGAACAGCTCGTCTTTGTTGAAAATCCTATGATGGACGACGAAGAGAAGTTTCCTGCAAGACTCTCAGACGGATCGTTGAGGATGTCAAAAACATACTACTTCCTTGACATGGAGACCAATCCTGCCAATGGACGTGGTAATATTGAGATCAGAGCACGCGGTCGTAAGGGTGTGAACAGAAGTATTGTTTATCTCTGGAAAAACGGTATGACCGGAGAAGGTCGTCCGGAAGACCCGGTAGATGCTAAGGAGTTCCACATGCTTAAAGAAACTCTGCTTGCAGTGTTTAATACTAAGAGCTGTGGTATAATGTCACCTCCTGCAACTGCATAAATAATACAGAGGGGATACCTGTTTGTCCCCTCTCTTTTCTTTTATTTTATATTATTATTATTATCATTATTTATTTATCATGAAGAAAAAAGAACTTGTTTCATTAGAAGAAAGGATTTGGATTTCCAAAAATGCTTACAGGCTTATGGGAAAGGCTGTTCAGATAAAAGTAATTGATCTTGACAAAATGGTTGAACGCATGAAGCAGCAGCGCAAAGAGAACAAGCTTAGTCCATACGTTGAGATTCAGCCTATATCTGAAGACATGCATAAGACTCCAAATCGTATTGCTACTTATCAGAAAGACCCTATTACAGGAGTCCATTACGGTATTGCCATAGATCAGGATGATTTTGGTAATCCACGCTGGCAGAAGATACAGATACAGGATAGTTTGTCGCTTAATCTTGATGTTGATTCTGAGGCAAAGATATGGGCTGTAATAAGGTTTCATCCCGATATTGAAGGTTCACCATGGCAGGTACAGAATCCATACTACAAGATATATGATCCTATTGCTATTGCAGACAGAGAGAGTATGGAAATAGAGGCCATAAAACTTGCTTTTGATCGTGTTGATATGATTGCTGACAAGCCGCAGGAGATGGTTTTATTTGCAAGGTATCTTGGTGAAGAGTTTCTTGAAAATGCAAACTACAAACTTGTAAAAGGAGCATTACTGAGAACTGCAAAGAACAATCCTTCTTTCTTTAATCAGAAATGGACTGACAGGAATCGCAGCTATGGGGAATACCTTCAGACAGCATTGGCTCTCGGGATTATCGTTAATGACATCAGTCGTGGATTTCTATTCAGGAATATACAAATAGGTTTAAGCAAGGAAGATGCTATACGAACCTTGAGTATGGATCAGAATATACTTTCATCTATTGGTGCTGAAATATTTGAAAAAGACAAGGTCATGGCAACAGTTAAGAATGATCTTTCTTTGGAAGAAAAGAAAACAAAGACAAAAAAAGAATCAAAAGCAAAGGAGGAGGTAAGTCCTCCTGAAGCTACAGATTTTGATTGATATGAATATAGTACAGCTACACGAGCGAGTCAGATTTTGGGTTGACGTAGTTGCATCAACAAGATTTGAACCTCTTGATATTAATAATGCTATAAATGCAGCCATAGAGTTAAAGTTCCTTGAAACGTATGAGCAATCATTGCCAATGAACAGGTCTGACTCGTTCCAGCGTACTCAAAAAGCAAGAGAGATACTTGCTCCGTTTATTGAAAAAGCTACTGTAAATACAATTGGGTTTTCATTATCAAACAACATTATTAATATAAGTAATAGTTCTTCTTATAACATACTTCTATCATTAAAAGTTCAGATACAAGGATCATATTATGATTGCGAGCCTATTACTTATGATCGTTTAAACAGGATAGAGCGAAATCCATTCAGAAAGGTAAGACTTTCTCCTTCCGCAAAGATTTATTATATTGAAAAGAAGGGTGGTATTGAAATTATATCTCCTGATGATGTTTCTAATTTCGAGCTTAATTATTTATCAAAAATAGTACCTGTTAAATATGGTAACGAATATGACAGCACTCATCAGTTTAATATAGGCGATAGAATAATTGCTTTAACTGACACTGTGTATTTTAATACTAATTATGTTGTTGGCGATGAAATAACTATTATTGCAGGATTTCGTTCTATAATATCGGGTCTTGTAACGTTTGGGTATATCAATTGTTCTCTTCCTGAGTTCACTCATGAGGAGATAGCAAGAAGAGCAGCGATTAATTGTTTAATGACTGCTGGACAGGCAGATAAAGCAAGACTCTTAAGAGAAGAAATAACAGCCTTATAAGGCCAAATAAATAATAATTAAAAACAAGTATCATGAAAAAAAGACCTTTTGTTGCAATCCTTAATTCCATTGAATCTAATGGAACGCAGGTAATCTCTAATGCCACTGCAAGAGAGTGGAGTATTGTTAAGACTTCCTCAAAGAAGGAGAATCTTATCGGCCCTATTCCTTATGGTGCCGGTGTGAGGGTTGAATATTTTGATCCTCAGCCTGAGCGTGGCCAGATTGTGATCATTGATTCTGATGCATCGAACAAAGAAACTATTGTTGCATCAAGAAGGTATCGTATTGAAATCGGTAATCCCGAACATACATACGAAACCACTCCTAACACTCCAAAAGTATTTGCCTATACTGCTTCGTCAACGCTTAGCGGTAATGCTGTAACAGACCGTCAGGTTGTCTATCGTGCCCTTCGTGATAAGATAAATGCTTATTCCGGAGCTCATGTAACTGCACATACACTGACTTACCTTACTTATACCGGAGGAACATCAACTGGTGATGCTGCATCTAACTTCATCATTGGCGAGATTGTTACTCAGCAGACATCAGGCTGTACGGCAAGAGTTGCAAAATGTACTATTTCAAGCGGTTCATTTGCTGCCGACAATGCTGCCGGTGCAATATGGTTGTATGATCTCTCAAGCGAAAGTAGCTGGCTCAATACTGCTGTCACTCTTTCTGCTGCCGGTACCGTTGCAGGAGTATCAACAAACTGTGTTATTACTCAGACAGCTAACAGTATTGTTCATGCAGTAGGACTTGCAATTGTTGACAATCCTGGCTATTTCATTTCTTCTCTTGGAAGAGGTGGCAAGAGTTATGTGGGACTTACTCAGGGCTTCTCTGTAGCCACTGCAGTCGTTGCAAGGCAGGCAGAGTATGCTATGGGTATCGGATCAGTTATGGCAGCGCTGAAGCCTGCTTATGACCATTCAAAGCAGGATTTGATTGCAGGTTCTCTTGAATACGAATTTCAGGACGGAATGCTTGCAGACACGTCTAAGACTTATACAAAAGCTGCTATTACAGTGAAGGGTGATTCACTTGATAATAATGGCATTATTGTAGAGGGAGAGAAAGAGTATATCCTCTATCTTGATCATTCAGATGGTGATCTGAATGACTTCAAGACTGCTCTTAACACTGCTATTGCACTTTAGTGTTGGTTCGTTCATTTGGTCGGAGGGGTTAACACCCCTCTTGCCAGATGGACATAAATCTTAATGTCATGAGTTTAATAGCAAGAAATAGAGAAGGAGATAGTCTGCCATTACTATCTATTAATACTTTGAAGTATCAAACGATAGATGGTTCAGGAGGCTCTGCGTTATCAAGTCCATTAGAGCCTGGCAAGTATCGTATTGTAATATCTGAGTCATCAGGCAATGATGCTTTTATAAATATTACAACGAATGGTGCTGCTGCTGAGGTTGAGAAAGGTGCCTACATGCCGCTTGGTGTTGTAGAATATATCTTTATTGATGTTGTATCAATAATAGCAGTAATAAACGGAAAATTAAATATCACAGAAGCATACTGATGATAAAAACATTCCATATTAATTCAAGTTTCATAAATAAGCTTTCAGTAAGACGGGCATTGCTGCTTGATTCATTGCCAGAATCTCTTCTTGCAAAATTTCAGTTCTTGTGGACTGGGGAATATTCTGGCAATAATTTATTGAATGATCTTGGATCGGATGTTATTACTGTAACTGGTAAAGACTGGAGTACAAAGTATATTCCTCCAAATACTACTGCAACATTTTCTGTTCCTAATAATGCTACTTATATTTCTGCCGATGGAACAGACGATTTTTGGTTCAACAGTTCAGATGTCTTGCAACAAAAGAATCATGCTGATCTTATTGCAAGCACAACAATGAGAACATTTATAAAATATTCAGACTTTGATCCGTATAAGGTTTATGCAATAGGGATATTAAAATCAGGTGAAACTCTTACATCTTCTGAAGAGAATATTATCAGCAAGTTTTTTAAGCTATGGTTATTTTATTTTGGAACTTATTCTGATTATGGATACTTAAAGGATAACAGAACTCTTGAATGAATCTTAAATGATAACATAATAATAAATTGAGATGAAAAAACTATTATTCATAAGCATATTCATTGCATTTGCTGCATTGATAAATGCTCAAACAATCACTCCCGGAATGATTGGCTTGCAATTAAGAAATGCAGTAAATGCAAAGACATCTGCATTGAGTGATAGTTTGCTTACTGCATTTGATAGTATAACAGCACAGAGAGGAAGAATTGCCTTAGGGCTTTTGAAGTCAGACACGGCTGCCATGCTCGATAATTACACTCGCAACGGAGAACTCCTAAGCAGGTTAAATAATTACTTGCTAAAGTCTGATACTACGTCTATGCTTGACAACTATGCACGTAATGGAGAGGTTATAAGCAGGCTTGGCAATTATCTGTTGAAGTCCGACACTGCGAGTATGCTTGATAACTACACGAGAAACTCTGAGCTCAATACAGGTCTTGCTGCAAAGCAGAACACTCTTGTTTCCGGAACAAACATTAAGACAATAAATAGTCAGTCGCTTCTTGGTTCTGGCAATATTACTATAAGTGGTGGTGGCGGTGGAGATATGGTTTACCCCGGTGGATCAGGTCTTGTAACGGTTGACAACGGAGCATGGGGCACTACTGTAACGAATAATTCCGGAAACTGGAATACGGCATACTCTGAGAGACTGAGGTGGGATGGAGGAGCGACAGGCCTTAATGCTGCTACTGCAAGGACAAGTCTTGCTCTTAATAACGTTACAAACGAGAGCAAAGCTACAATGTTCACTAATCCTCAATTCACGGGTACAGCTGTAAGATGGGGCACAGATACTCTTGCTACCCGTGCTTATGCAAGATCGAGCGGTGGTGGAGGTGGATTAACAGCAACAG